CCTCAACCCTCCATACCCTCCCGGCTCCTTGCTCACCTCCAACCTCAACTTCAATGCCAAACTACGAAGCAACATAATACTAGGCTTCTTCAAATCCTCCGGTGGGTATCTCAATGTCATTCCACACTTCTTTACATTTACCCCAATCCTATGTCAAGCACTCTTCTATATCCTACAAGGATCTTTCAATAAGGGAAACTCCCCAATAAGGATTTTTTTTCATTGGGGCATGTCGCACACCGCACCCATATACCCCGGTATGATACCCCCTCCCCACCACCCGATAGGAACTACTATAGGATTCCCCACCGTGGAGAGGTCGAGTCCTTTGCGTGAGGGCGGGAGCGCAAGGCATCCCGCTGGAGTGTGCTGTTGGAGTAGTGGCCCTCCTGCTATGCCGGCAGAGTCTCCGCATCTACCACGGTAGCCTTCGCCATAGGGAGGGCTTCAATCCCATCACCAATCCCAGGCGTCTTACCAAGCGATATAATGAATAAGAAAGGGTTATTTGCTTGCGGCTCCCTGTCCTTGTAATCGTGTCCCGCCATCCTGTTATCAACCTCGATCACCCTGATCTTGTCCACTCCCTTGATCCGCTTAACCGTTCCCTCTTTCCCTTCCGTGACCGTCACTTCCTGAGCTAGATCACTTCCCTCGTGTAGTTCACCTACCGGAGTACGAAGGGCCCTAGCAAGCCAACTGCGTTTTTCTGCCATCGACAAGGCCTCCCTTTCAAATGCTCTCTCCCGGAGTTTCTCTACCTCGTCAGCCACGCGAGGTGTCTTGAGAAGACGACATCCCAGACTTGAGTAGTCCTCCGATCTACCGGATCGGATAGAGTAACCACTGCGCCTAACACTTTCAGCAATGCTCAATCCCTTCAAAAGGTAGTTGTCTATGAATTTCTTTTGTCTCGAGTTAAGGGGTCGCTTCTTCATCGGGCAAATCTTACTTGGTAGAAATTACTTGTCAACCAAGGGGAGCATCAATCCGAGAGCCGACTTACGATTTAAAGGGCAAGTGCGCTTTAGGATTTTCAGTCTTGAACTAGAAGGGATTAAGAAGCAGGAAAGGGGGGGTTGTTTGCTGTATCATTATAGCGGGGGGAATTAGAAACCGTCAAGCATAAAGTCAAAGAGAGACAAAGAAATCATTGAATGATTGATGTCTTGCAAATGTTTTACATGATGCAAGTGTCTTGCAATCTGTGACTGTCTGGGGCTGATAAATACTAGGGCAAAAGATTTTGCAAGATTCTTAAAATAGTTGTTGCAATGATTAAAAGGTTCTGCAATGATCTTTCCCGTGATGAATGACCATCACACAACCCAACCCCAAAAGGAGAACACTATGACAACGACAGAAAAGAATCATGCAATCGAGAATGGAAAAGGCTGGATGAAATCCATCATGGATTGGTCATCTCTTTTGCTTGCTAGTGATGACGACATCAGAGAAGCAGCAATCGAGGAGATTTATCAATCACCCTTGTCTGTTACAGTGAGGGAGGGATGGAAAACAGTGGGCGGAAAATCTGACCTTGAGGAGTTCCAGATTCTTCTTTCAACTGGCGGGCCTGCTTTGCGTATCGTTGGAGACATTAACGCCTTCGGTGGCGCATCCAATGCAGTTATGCAATGGCAAGATTGGGGTACGCCGTGGACAGAATATGTCACCAATGAGGATGAAGACAACGCTTTGCTTGCATACTGCAATCAATTTTACTTCGCAGAATAAAAACATGGAAACCTTCTCTTCACCATCTCCTGCACTCATCCAGTACCAGCAGGAAAAGCACTTGCGCCAGATTGTGACCCTCGCCGTCACCTTCCTTGCCCTTGTCGCCATTCTCGCCGCCCGTATTGCCTACCTTGCCAACAACTAAACCAATGACCACGACATATCCACCAAAGACAAAAACCATAACCGTAAAATGGATCAGTGATCCCGGACACGCTTGGTGTGCCGTTGACGTTTCCATTATGCGAACGCTTAAAATCGCAGGGGATATTAGCTCCTTTTCCTACCTTTCAAGTGAAACCGTATATCTTGAAGAGGATTGCGACGCTCCCCGCTTCTTCCATGCGGCGAACCTTGAGGGATACGAGATCATTACAGAGAAAGAAATCAGACACAAAGGAGATGCACCCGTGCGAAGAATGGGAAGATTTAAAGAATACGCCCAGAATTACAGCGACACCCCTTTATTCTAAACCAATGAAAACCGCCCGACTCCTTGACCCCGTAAAATTCTGGCCCGACAGAGTAATGCCTTACAGCGTAACACTTGAAGCAGGGGATAAAGTTTTCCTGCTATTAGACGAAGGGGAAAAGATCCTCGTGTCCTTGTCGCAGGAACCAACCGCAGGGGATTCCCGATGGATTCCCCGAGAACTTGTCAACCTATGAGACACGCCGAACAGTTCCAACTTATCCCAGAGGAAGATATGCCTTTTAATTTAACCAGAGAGACAATCCCAGAAGAGGAACCGCCGCAAAAAACCACAACCGCCGAACACCAAGCCGATTTGATACCATGACCACGCAAACCACTCAAGAAACCGCCGAAAACGAACCAGAAACGCCTCCACCGTCCCTCGACGAAATCATCGCCAAGGTGTTACTCCAACTTGATCAAATCAACTCACAAATAGAACAGATAAACAATAAATTAAGGAGCATTTAATATGAACACTAAAGAAACCAATGCATTGATTTCCGCAAAGGAACTCGTTGACAATATAGAACCCCTCCTGAAATGCGAGATCGCACGATCAAAGCATCATAGTCTGGACGAAATCAGAATCTCAACCGCTAGGGCAAGGGAGATCCACCTCATTACCGTCATTTTAGAAAAAAGATTGAAAGAAATCTTTGCAACCGCCGCCGCCGCCGATAAAACCATTGACCGTCACCTTGACCGTATCTTTGAACTGTAAAACCGCCGAAGCAATGAACAACCCTATCACCGAAAACCAAATCAACATCTTGCGTTATTATGCCAAAAAGCATGGTGCAATTTTAACTCTGGATTCCTATGGATTTACGTTGGATTGCGGAAGCAAAACCTGGAGAACCTCCCAAGACCCGATCCTTTACTTCAAAAAGGATTCCGAAAACTTCATGACGGCAATCGCTATGATGAATTTCGGAACAAGCAACGCATAAAAAAACACCAAAAACGAAAGGAACCAAAAATGACAACAATCCATCCATCTATCACAATGGCTGAAGAAAAAACCAAATTGATTCTTCAGACTGCACAAAATGACATGATTGATTGCGAACCATACCTACTTGATGAAATTCATGGAGTAGGTATTAAGCACAAGTCAAGCGATTACACCTTTGCAACAATATACTGGAATCCTAAAACTGGTTTTTATGATGTATGGCAAGCAATCCCAGATGTTTACAAAGGATCAGATATTGATGACGAAAAGCGTTATTCCATGAATAACAAAACTCACTTTTCTGCAATCAACCAAGCAAGGAAACTTCAGCATGAAATTTATGGAAACGCTTTTCATTATGTCACCGAATACTCTGAAGGAGTAATGCTACGACCAAACTATAACTAAACACCGCCGCAACCATGAAAGTAGATTACACTTGCAAGAACGAAGAATGCCAGCACGAATTTCCCGTCCACTACTATCCTTCAACCGGAGTATGGGAAGAGGAATGCCCGGAATGCCATGCCGAAATTGATGCCGAGGAAATCGAATCCCAATTCACTCCCGACCGTGATGCTTATGAAGAAGAATAAAAACACCGTTGCTTCAGATATTGAAGTGATCCAACGCAGGGTCAGGGTCACTCAAGACTATTCCGGTCGATGGTATGAAGGAGACACTCCCAACCTCAACTGGAGTGCTTTATTGATGCACCTTGAAAGCATGGGTCACCTTGAACCCTCACCACGTTTCAAAAATTTTAGAAAATAAACTTGATTCGCGCCGCAAATACAATACACTCCAGTTTTTCCACTATGAACACCGATACACCCATCAAAACCACGCCCGAACCTAAAGAGAAAGAGAACGTATTCCTTGGACTCTACTTCCCAGCCGACCTTAAAGCTAAAGTTGCCGCCGCCGCCGCCGCAGACGAACGCTCCATGAGCCAGTTTGCCGTTCGAGTATTCAAGAACTACTTCGAGTCTCACCAGAACAACGCATGAGTCCCCGCTTCATTGCCGCGACGATTCTTGTTTCTGTCCTGATTTCTCTAGCTATAATCTTCCGGTGAAACCAAAGGGACTTTACTACAATATCAATCAAAAGAGGGAGCGCATTGCCAAGGGATCAGGAGAAAAGATGCGTAAGGTAGGAAGCAAGGTCGCACCTACTGCAAAGGCTTTCCGAGACTCCAAGAAAACCGCAAAGAAGAAATAATATGGCTAAATCACCAGCATGGCAGAGGAAGGAAGGCAAGTCCGAGAAGGGAGGCTTAAATGCCAAGGGCAGGGCATCCTACAATAAAGCCACAGGAGGCAACCTAAAAGCCCCTGCACCAAATCCCAAGACTAAAGCCGACGAGGGCAGGAAGAAATCCTTTTGCGCCCGAATGAAGGGACTCAAGAGCAAATTGACTAGCGAGAAAACCAAGCGTGACCCTAATAGCAGGGTGAACAAGAGTTTGAGGGCATGGAATTGCCACTAAAACAATTTCCCTTGTAATCACAAGGGAGTAACCAAAACCAAAACAACACAATGACATTAGCCGAACTGAATAATCTCGCTCAAGAGATTGCAAATAAACTTGGACACATCAGTCAGGAGAAACTTGTGGAGATCCACAAGTTGGTCAACGACGAGAATGTAACTGAAACCACCGCCGCCGCCTCCGATGCTTGATGTACTAAAAGATTTGATCCGCACCAAGTTGCAGAGCAAACCGCAACTGAACCACACCCTAATCGAAACTAAAACCATGAAAAAGACCGCCGCTAAAAAGGTAATGAAGGAAGCCAAGGGAATGCCCGAAACCAAGGGCAAGAAGATGATGGACGGTAAGAAGTCCATGTCGAAGATGAACAAGCCCACCCGTAAAAAGAAGGACTAAAAAGTAACAGGGTAGGGAGAAATGAACAACTCCCTACCCTGTCTTTTGCAGAAGCAACCACGCATACCGCAAATGAACAATAATAATTCTTTGGTTATCGGTCAACAAATTCCATCAATTCCTGTTGGAGAAGTTGAGCGAATGGCAATAGCCGTTGCCAAGTCAGGACTCTTTGGAGTCAAGACACCCGATCAGGCACTTGCCCTGATGCTTGTCGCACAAGCAGAGGGCCGTCACCCTGCGCTTGCCGCTAGGGACTACGATATTATTCAGGGCCGACCAGCAAAGAAGGCTGAAGCTATGCTCCGAGATTTCCTTCAGTCTGGAGGAAGTGTAGAGTGGCATGATCTTTCCGACGAGATTGCCGATGCAACCTTCAGCCACCCACAGGGAGGAAAGGTTCGTATTGCTTGGGACATGGCTCGTGCAAAGACGGCAGGACTCGCCAGCAGGGATATGTTCAAGAAGTTTCCCCGTCAGATGCTCCGGTCACGCACAGTTTCCGAAGGCATCCGAACCGTCTGCCCCATGGCAACGTCAGGAATGTATGTCCCTGAAGAGGTTCAGGAGTTTGAAAAGCCAACGCTGAAGATTGAGAAGCCCGTCATTGCCGCTGAACCAGAAGTAATCACGGCAGAGATCGTAGAGGAAGCACCGGAGCAGACTACAGAAGCTCCCGCCGAGATCCCCAATAGCCCCATTACCATGCTTCAGAGCATGATGTGGAGTGATGAAATCCCCGATGCTCATGTCATTCATTTCCTTATAGCGAAGAAGATGCCGAAGGTTACCAAGTCAACTCTTCTTGCGGAACTTGATGACAGGGTAATCGAACGTCTGATTAGCAAGTGGGAAGACATTAAGGCATTCAAGCCTGTTCTTTAATATGACTGAAAATCAGATAGCAAATATGGAAAGAAGAAGGGTTTCACAAAATAGATTTCAAAAAATTGAAATCGAAAAGGAAATACCTATTCCATCCTTTTCAAGATCAAAATATCCTTTTGAGCAAATGCAAGTAGGAGATTCTTTTTTTGCCCCTGTTCAGTCTTTGTCTTCATCAATTATGATTGCCCAATCAAAAACAAAATTCAGATTCAAAAGCAAATTCCAAGATGGAGGAACTCGTGTCTGGAGGGTTGCATAATATGAACGAACGCAACGGAAAGCCTTCAGCAAGCGGATTCTCCCGTCTTGGTCTATGCCCCGGATCGTGGAATCTGGAGTCATCCCTTCCACCCAAGGAAGCAAACCAATATATGCAGTTGGGTACGGATGTTCATGCCGTCCTAGCCGACCAGAAGCCCTTTGAAGAACTGACTCCAGAAGGGCAGGACATTGCCACCCGCATCGTCTCTGACTACGCCTCAATGTTGGATCATCTCAACCTTGGGAACATTACCAAATCCATCAAAGAAGAACGCTTTTGGTATGATGACCTCTTCAGCGGAGCGATTGATGCCATCGACTTCTTTGGTGATGAAGTGGCGGTTGTCACCGACTACAAGACAGGACGCACCGCACAGGGGAAAGCATCCGAGAATCAGCAGTTGAAGGCTTATGCAGTTCTTGTGAAGAAGGCATTCCCAAGTCTCAAGAAAATATATGTGACCATCATTCAGCCCCTTGCAGGAGGAACGACGATTGCAGAATACGATGAGGAAAGTTTAATCGCCGCTGAAAAGGAGATCCTTGGCATCGTTCATGCTTCTCTCAAGCATGATGCTCCTAGAATCCCTTCACCTGATGCTTGCAAGTGGTGTGCTGGCAAAGATGTTTGTCCAGAACGCAATGGAAAGGTACAGGCAGACTCCAAAGAACTCCAACTGTTTGCCGCTAATACCATAGTTGAAAGGCTATCGGATCAGGAACTTGTCATCCTTGATGATAAGGCAGAACTGGTAGAGGAATTCATTGCCGAAATCAGACAAGAAATTAAGACCCGACTTCAGCTTGGCAAGCAAATTGATGGACGAAAGCTAGGGAAGGGTCGTACAACAAGGAGTGTTACCGATGTCGCCGCCGCCGCTTCTACGCTTTCTAGCATTCTTAAACCGGACGAGTTTCTTGCTTGCACAAAAGTATCAATCTCATCTCTTGAGAAAGCAGTTGCCAAAGCAAAGGGAATCAAAGGCAAGAATTCAAAGCAAGCCCTTGACGATGCCCTTGGGTGGCTCATCGAAACCAAAGAAGGCGAACCAAGTGTCATCCGCATCTGATGAACCAGAAGATGCTAGTGCCCTTTGGATCATGTACATGGGGCGTGAATGGATCGTTCTATACAATGAACAATGCTACACGGCATTCCCAGCAGACAGCAGGACAGTAACAAAGAAACATTTAGATAAACTTTTTTCATATCTAAAGTCAGAAGGCTTTATAGATGAAAGGAACAAACCAAAACATAACAATGATAACAGCGAAAATTGACGTAAAGAAGATCCTGAAGGATGAACTCTATCAGGGAGAGAAGGGAACATACCTTGAGATCGTAATGTATCCCAACACCGACGATACCGGAGCAGAAGTTCCCGATCAGTATGGGAATACCGGAGTCATCAAGCAGGGCCTTTCAAAGGCTTCCCGTGAGGCGGGAACAAAGGCTCCCATCCTTGGTAACTACAGGGTCAAGGAGAAGAACGGATTTACCGATAAGATTAAGCCAGCAAAGGCTTTCCAGAATAGACCGAAGCCCACACCTGCTGAACAGGACGAAGAAGAGATCCCTTTCTAAAAATTACAAGCAGAACAACCACGCAACCACAAATGAAAGAATACTCTAAAGAAGCACAGAACTATTGGGACGGTGAACATATCCGTTTCCTTGGTATTGATAATCGGATTCCCGATGTTGAGGAGCGAGTCAAGGGAGCCTTTGATGCAGGAGTGAGAAGTGTCTTGGCAAAAAGCTATGAACTCTATCACTTGGATTGCTTTACCAAAGAAGCAGGGCAAATCAACTTTCCAAAGATCACGCAATGAACTCTGACCTTGGGGATCTTTTCGATTGGGTCACAACAAAGATTACAAATGTTCGTGAAACTTCCAAGGAGGCTTATTCCGACTTGAAGGATGAAGGAGCATTGGCTGAACAAGAGTACAAGATCATCAAGGCATTAAAGCCCGGATGGAATTACTCCCTACAGGAGATCAGCAAGCTAACGGACATCCAGATCAATGCCGTATCTGGAAGGGTCAATGGATTGAAGAAGAGAGGTTGGCTTGTTGAATGCGAGAAGCGTGAATGCTCTATCACAGGACGAAAGATTCAACCCGTAATGCTTCCATGAAACCCGATGACACCAATTTCCATCACGAGTCGTATTGCCGCAAGTGCAAGGAACAAATGAACCCCAAAACCACACCAACGCCGCAGTATGATTCTGTCCAAAACTGGGCAGAAGCTAGAGACCTTTGCAAAAAGCTAGAACGCGAACTCGCCGAAAAAACCAACGAGATCGCAAGGCTCCGTAAAGAAAACTATGAGCTAAAACTATCTGAAGCCGCCTTGTCGGAAGAACTAAAGATTTCAGATGATTGGCTAAATCATACACGCAACGAGGTCGAGAG